CTAAGAACTTTGCGAATCAATTCATGCTCAATAAGCAGGTTAAAATCCATCGTGATTTTACTGAGCCGAACATGGATAGTTTTGGAAGATTGCTGAGGCATGTATTTGTTGACGGAGTTTCGATGGCTGATACTTTGAAATCATTAGGTTTGGTGTTCGAGGAGTGAGATGACAGAGAAAGCATTGCAAAGCAAGATTCTAAAGCATCTCAAAGCAACCGGTGCTTACATTGTGAAAACCGTTGTGTCAAACCGAAATGGTGTTCCGGACATAATCGGATGTTATCAAGGTCAGTATTTTGCTGTTGAAGTCAAGGCGCCCGGAAATAAAGCAACAGCTCTGCAATGCTATAATCTCGAAAAAATTAAAGAGGCAGGAGGTCAGACGATTGTCACTTCGAGCTTCAATGAGTTTATCAAATTTTTTGAGGAGGATGTCATGGGTACAGCAGTTGGATGTAGCAACACAACAAAATATAAGCTTTCGCAGCTTAAGAAAAAGTATGGGGTCAACGTTACAAAAATTCTTGAAATGGCAGTAGATAATCTGCCGGAAGAGGCTATTGAAAAAGTGTCGAAACTACACAAGCCGACGTGACGTTGGATGATATTGATGTTAAACATAATTGGCGACAGGAGAAACCAACACATGGAACTTAAAGAGGAAATATTAAACAACCTGAAAATGGAGCATCTGTCAGGGGATATACAGCTTGTTGCTGAAGTGATAGACCTCCAAACAGCAAGAAAATTACTCGCAAGATTTGACGGATTGACGTTACACATACCATCGACCAGGTTCATGGATGAACTGATTGTTGATTATTTGAAAACACGGTACGGTGGCAAACCGATGGATAAGAAAACCGAATATCAGATTTCGCAAGAAATAAATCGTCCACTCAGAGAGGTTCGCAAATTACTTTGCAAAATCTGACTTGCCAAGTTTTGGCAAAAGACAAGCTTCGAAAGGGGCTTTTTTTATTTCAAATTCGCTTATGTAGAAATACTCTAAGCACAACCTTAGAGTTATCCGAAAAAAGGCTGTGCATAGAATTTCATAAATGCATCTGCTACATCTTCGAGAATTTCGGGCGGCACACCGTCTTCGGGAAATATTTGTCGAGCCGGCATGAACCGAGTCCCATAATGCAGATAAACTGCATATGGGACGTTTGTTCCGATTGTAACTCCATCGTCTGATGCTGAGTAGTTGATTGAGCCAAGCAGTCCGGCATCGCCTGCTGTTCTTCGTAAGATACGGATTGGTGTGTATCCTCTTCGTTTTCTATCTTTGACAGTTGAAGGAGCCAGCTTCATCCACTCCATACCTCTTTGGAAGTAAGCACCTCCCGTACGAAAATTAGCCTGTACTGCATACAGTAAAATTTTGCCAACTCTATTGTAAAAAGGAAGCAAACTCCTTTCTTTTGACAACATATCTCGAATAGCATTACGAGCCTCATCTGCCAAGAATTCAAATTTGATAGTGTTCTCAAGCATTACTTTATTTTCTCCCTTAATTCCTTTGGAAAGCCGGATAAATCAGGCTCAAAAGCTGTGTTTGGTAATTTGCGAAACTCAGGAGCATTCAAGTATTTTTGAGGTATTGTTGATATTTCCTTTACAGTTAATCCTTCACGCTCGCGTTGTTTTTCGGTGATGGAAACATAGATAGTACGGCAATGAAAGTGTCGTGGAGAATACATCAGCTTAAGATTTTTATCCTTAATTTTAAAGCAGATGTTTTGCTCGTCCAGCCACTTACATCCGGGGGTGGACTTCTTATCGTTCATCGCAATCGGTTGCAGGTAAGGGAAGTAATCGACATCTTCACTCTGCTGTTGGAATCGTCCACCATTATAACTGTTAGAAATGTTTTGAGTAACGACGAGGTCGGCGTGCCATGCCCTCAGATTCATGCTCTGACGGAATTGTTTCTTGAAATCTCGTAGAGGTGTGCCATTCTCGATAGCATCGGAAATTAACTTCTTGGCATCCATCAGGTGATTTGCGTTGTTTACTCCTGCAATTTTGAAAGCATCTTTCTCAAACTGTTTTAGGAAGTCATCCCAATCATCAGAAAGCACGATGCCGAGTGATTCGAAGTAATCCCTCACTTCTTTCGGATCTTTTCCGAACGCGATTATTAAATCTTTAAATTCAATATCCATTAGTCTATCTCCGATTGGTGGTAACCATAAGCATTCATTACTGTCATCATGCGAAATATGAAATCTTTTTTGTCCTGAATATTCAAATCATCATAAATATTAAAAAGTTTATCTTCGAGTTCTTCATAAGATTCTGCATCGTCAACAAACTTGGCGATTGTCTCGATAGTGGCATCTTTCAAGCTTTTGAAATCCTTTGAAGTAAGCACATACTCGGCGAACTGATTCTCCAAAGTTTCAGTCTCATCATCATTTTCATTTCGTATGTTTTGAATAGGAAGCGGAATAAAGTTTTTCTTTACTACATCTTTCTCAGCCGGCGCCTCTGGAGGAGCTTCAATAATCTGCGGACTCTTATTCAGGGTGAAATATTTCTTATCAATATTGAATTCAGCTTCGATGTAATCTTCATTTGGAGTAAACCCAATTGCGGACAGAGAGGTCAATAAATCAGCTTTAGCTTGATACTTCTCCATATCGTCGAGTTGGAAGAAGCGAACGGTGCAATGTTTTTGTCCCGGAAAATTTAACTCATGCTGCCAACGCAAAAGAGTGTTGATATGTTGAATCAGAAACTTAGTATATGCCTCTATCCTATCAACTTTAGCAGATAGCGCCATATCCTCACTTCCAAGTTTGCCGGGGGTTGATGATGATGCGCCTTCATGACCAAGGATAAGAATAGACAGGTCCTTGTTGCAATAGTCAATGAGTCTGCCATAAATATCTGCACTACTGGAAGAACCCGAAGGGAATAAGTCAACACTCGTCCCTTCAGGGTAAGTGATAACCTTTTGTTGCACCATCTTGCCAAGCAAATCATTAAACCAATCCGTGAAAGTCTCCATATCCATGTTCATCAAACTTGCTGCTGCTTGAGTAAATGTTCCTTTGACACCCGGCGAGCCGTGAATTTCGGTAAAGATAGTCCAGAAATCTGCAACATTATTTTTGATAAATACTTTTTTGTAGCAATTTAAGAATAATCCGTTACCATATGGATTCTCCCAACTTGGTTCATATGTCGGCGAAATTAAGCGATAAGGTTCGATTTCCTGCCCATTAATATCACTTGGTTTAGTTATGATTTTTAGAACTCTGTTTGTGTCGTAAAAAAAAGCATTGTGAGGCAATTCAATAACTTTGTCAATTTCGTAGTATTTATCCTTTTTCCAAACAACATTCAGATACTGATTGCCATAGAACATGCTCCAAACGATTTGTTTAACGAGATTGTTTGATGTCAAGCGTGCGAGAGTTGAATTTGCGAGCTCAATCTCAGTAGCTGATGCTCCATTTTTTACTACTTCATATTCGAGACTTGCAATAGCCTCAAAGACGGTGCTAACACATCCGCGAACAAAAGCATCCATAAGAACTTCTTGAAAAATATCATGACCTCTTTGGCGGAGCAGTTTGTTCGGATTCGGTAGTAACTTGTTGTAACGACTGTATGTGTCATTAAGAGTTTCAAGTCTATCAGTAATGGTTGACTTTTTCTCAACCTTATTTTTGATAACATTGAAGCTTTTTGTTAAATCATTTTTTTCCATTTTAACCTCACATTTTGTTGAGTGAATCTTTAATTGATAGTCGAGTGTTTTGAATGTTCTTCGGGAAGAACATTTTTTGTGTTGTCCAATACTTCACGCCATGTGTATAAAGAGCGTAGCGAAACGCATCCATCGCGTGGTCGTTAAATTTGAGAGGCGAATCGTCAATAATATTGCCGTTTTTATCCTCCTTGTACTTGTAACCCTTAATTTCTTTCAAAATGTAAGGTGAATCTGAAAGGATATTCAGGCTGTATCTTTTGCAATAGTCAATTCCGGGCTTAACAGCTTTGTCTGCCGGATGAATATTAAACCCGGCTCTGTAAATTTCGTCAATCCGTTGAGGCTCCGCAGAATCTGCATAAATGAACGCATTTCCGAGATTCATGGTTTTAAATTTTTCGATTAAGTCACTATTAGTAAGTTTTGTTTCGTAAATTCGTTCTCGGAGATAGATTTCATTGTCAGCATTCGTGATTTCGATAAGTGCTGTCGGATTATTATATCCGAAATCAAGCCCATATATTGTGTCACCTGAAGGGCAAGAGTTGACTACTCTGAATTTAGTATAAATCAGATTGGTTGCTTGAGCTTTCTCTCCAAGACCGTATATCTTCCAATACGTCGGGTCTTCAATTTTCAATCTCTCGATTTCGTCAATCTGAGATTGCGGAAGGAAGTCATAATTATCTAAGTACGTACTCTGAATAAATTTGACATCCTTGCGAGGTAACACACTGTCGTAAATCCAATGGAATTCATCAGCAGGATTATAATCGCAGAATGTTTTGCCACGCGTACGCATAATCAGCTGTTTCCATTCATCGAAAGTGATTAAGTTTACTTCATTAACAAACAATATATCACGGCTTGGACCGCGTAATTTATCTCCGTTATCCGCACTGAAGAATTCCATGAATACATTTGGTGAGAATTTATAAATCATTTCAGTTTTATTAAACTTTTTTTCTTCGAATATCCCCATTGATTGCATAATTTTATAAAAATCTCGTAAAGAACCCTTTTTGATGTGTGGCAAAGTGTGCGACACAGTGGAAATTTCAAGAGGTTCGGTAGAATAGTAAGCTGCGATGCATAACAATTGAAGGATTGAAAAGGTCTTACCACTCCGCGTACCTCCTTGATTGACAATGATATTATAATTTGTGTCATTGAAAGCAAGAAGATTTGCGTAAAACACAGGTGAAACATCAATATTGATTTCATCAATCATCATCATTTTCAAATTCAAGTTCTTTAGGATTATTGCCGTCTTTGAGCAAATTAGACATAGACCCCGACACATTGATACTGATACTTGGTTTGATTTTTTCACCGCCGGACGTATGGTCAAGTCCCATTTTCCGAATATCTGTAGGTTCGCCACGCGTCTTCCGTTCCAAGTCAGCCACACTCACAAGCACTTGTGCCGATTTGAAAGTTAGAGCAAGTAAATCTTTCGATGACATATCCGTAATATCCTTCGTGTCACCACGTTGAATTTTCTTAAGCAATTCTATAATCGGGAAGTATGCAGCATAGATAGTATTCTTGGCATAATCAGCATGTCGAGAAGCCATTTCCTTTACCGCTTTTTCAGTCTCTTCCATCTGGACTTTATCGAGATGGCGTTGATAAGCATCAATCCGTTCAGCCCATCTCCAGATGGAAGATATATTACCGATATTGCTACGTGCAATATCTACGCGATCCGGAGCATAAAAGACTTTAGCGACATTCCGATGTGAGCGGAAAATACCCATATCTCGATATGATTTAAAATATTCCCACGCAATCGGTGTTTCTTTGGGTTGCTTTTCCCACTCAGGATAGACTAACTTTTTCTTCGATGACCTCATTGAAGTAATCCTTATTTATTAAACTTCCATTCAATTTCACTTCGCATTGTATATTATTATCTTCGCAGTATTTGAAGTATCGCAGGACAATATTATCCACAAATGCCGGAGACAATTCCATTACAAAGCATCTTCTAACAAGTTGTTCCGCAGCTATAAGTGTTGAGCCGGAGCCTCCAAATAATTCGAGAACGATTTCATTTTCATTCGAGCTGTTCTTGATAGCTCTTGCAGGTAGAGTAACAGGTTTCTGTGTTGGATGGATATAATTTCGATTGTCTTCACGATTATATTCCCAAATATTATTCTCATTATTGGGACCAAACCAACGAGCTCCTTCCCCATTACCATTTACGGCACCTTTGCCTGCAAATATGCAAGGTTCGTATTTTCTCTTATAGCGAACCCATGAGAGAGGCGCAACTTGCTTAACCCAAATAATAGGAA